GTTGCGTGGGAAGATCCACTGATTCCAACAACTCGGTCGTCGAATGTGAACCCTTGCGTGTCGTAGAAAGTTGTACTGATAGTTTGGACAATGGGGCTGCTCTTTATGGGACCAAACACATAAGACTTCGCAGTGAATTCCATATCGAACGAGATGAGCCTCCGAGCATCGAAGTCGCCTTCATAGTCCTCTGTAATAGAGTAACTATCAAGCACGATGGGGATATCAATCTTTTGGTTCACATCGTTGACGTTGATCGTGATGTTGAATTCTGGCGTGAAGTACGGAAGGATCTGCTCAGTGATCTGCAATCCATCTTCCATATATTTGGTAAGGATAGACAGAGAGAATGAAAAGTCGTATGGCACTTCGACGTAGTTATTGTAGGTGGTATCGTTACCCGCACCCACAATATGGCGTTTTTGAAGAGTATTTCTCTTTCGAGTAGGATCATAGGCTGCACCAGTCATCTCAAACGAGATTCTAGGAAGCGTGACTTGAGTGTCCGCTATTTCAGTTCCTGAATCAATGTCTAGTGCATAACGACGAATGTACTTCTGCTTAGGTCCATACCCAAGAGGAACCCGGATTCGTTCTGTCTCGTTTCCGGCGCCATCTAGACGTTGGACATAGATGTTGTTGAACAGAGAACCAAATGCAACAGTAAGATACCGAATCGACTTGTTGTAGAATGTTTCGAACATTTTTAGTATCCACCCTCCGACCAAGGATCCACATCCGTGAAGTCGAAGACATCATCAGCCTCGATCTGAATGTCACGGTTGTCTGTGTATGGAGTCGTTGGGATGTCGGTGGTAACACCAGAGTCACCCGTACTACCGATTGAGTAGTAGACAGCAGAGTCTTGTCCCGTCAGACCTCCTGTAGCGTCCAGAGAACCACTTGCACCCGCTATTTGTAGAGTCTTGGTAGANAGGGTCCATTTGAGTACTTCGGCACTGAAAGTGTGNGTAGAGAAGGATCCTCCTTGGAAGACATTCTCACCAACAAGGAAGTTACCTGAGCCTGATGACAGGATGACATTGAATGCGTAGTCTCGCAAGTCTGCATCGATCTTGTCGATGACTGTGAAGCCTGTGTCGAACTCTTCTTGACTGTACTGGAAAAGTTCGCATGAGATTTTGTAGGCGTAGTTCTTGCCCGACTGATAGAAAGGATTTTCATGCTCAACATGCTTGATCTCGAAGATGCCGTTGGTCAGGGGGAAGTAGAGCAAGTCTCCCTCGCGTGGGCGCGTGATCGCGGGCGAGTCGATCTGTGCCGCTACTTCACCAAATCGTTTCTTTGATACAGACAGAGAAACGCTATCACGAATTTCAAGACCAAACTTAGAGATGAAATCACCCTCACCCTCGAAGCCGTCTACCGACTCGATGTACATCTCGATGTTGAGTCCATCGTCAAATTTAGATTGTACATCTTCACCAAACAACTCGTCGAGTTTGACGATGGTGCGTGGCATATAGACGAAATCGTGTCCGTGAATTTTGATAGACTCCACGACTAGATCTTCGATAAGCCTTTGGTCTACCTTGCTAGGTCTGAAGTATGAATTTGTAGCCATTGATCAACCTACCATAAAGTCTGGGGGTAGTTCGTATAGATCCCCTACTTGTTCTTCGATCTTGTCTATTTCTTCCTTCGCTTCGTCTAAGATTCGGGAGCCATTGAATGCGACTCCACCGGGAAGTTGGACTCCCTCAAACTTGATGAGGTTCATTCCCCACTGCTTCTTGATAAGAGCAGTGACGTATTTCTTGAGAAGCCGGTCGCTGTATATCTCGGGATATGTCTGAGGATCGAGAGCAGTGTATGCCTCGATGACAATATAGTTTCCTACTTCGACATCGTTTGCCCAGTCCATATCAATGTAGAGTTTGTTGGTCACTCGACTGAACCTGAAGTTCTTTGCGGGATCTAGAATTTGACTGATCATCGCAAGGTTCTGCTTCGTGATGGTGTAGTTGGTCATCGACCCCGGAGTGAACGTCCCGAAGAAGTCATTGAGTGCTAGTTGATATGAGACATCGAACATATTCATCGAGTGGGTTTGGATTTCAAACATCCGAACAATGCTTACTACCCTACTATCGATTGCATCCATGTCAATGTATTCGTTAGTCACATCGTCTGCGGTGATAACATGCTTCAAGAAGGTTTTCTGGACACCATCGAAATGGTACTCTGCGAAAAACTGTAGGGCATCATCGACAGCATCTTCTATTTGGATATCATCAACATTCACTTCGATGACTGGAGCGCCCAGTTGCCGAAGTGAGTATTCTTTGAGTGCCTGTCTAGATGCGGGTACTGACATATTAGTCTATTGCTCGTATAATCGTTTGAATGTTTCTGGAATTCCCCACTCGGAGAGTTTGTAGAGAGTGTCGATTTCCGACCCGGCCGTCATCAACGACTTGACATGCAAATCAAACTCAGTTCTCTTCGCGGAAAGTTCATGTATCATATAGTAGGCAAGTTCTTGAAGTTCTGAAGCGCCGCCAGTCTGTCCCGTGTTAGGAGAGAGTCGGATTGCATTTGTGTATGGACCAAAGGGGGACGTATNATCACNATCCCCAACNTGAATGGGTGTTTTGTATGTGTATGTGTTTCCTGCACCCGACGAGAAGCCTGCCACCAAGTCGTATCTGTCGTGAGCAGATGTGAATTCATCAAGAAGTTCTGCAATTCTCGATGGATATTGGTCATATTCCCTAATCTGATGTGCGCCTTCAACAAGGGGCCCTGCGCCGCCGGTGTTTCCTACGGTAATTCCGATGGGGGCAATATCGACAAGAGGTGAAATCAGGTTTAGAATAGAAGTTTTAGCACCACCTATCGTAATGTCATTGAGGTTATGTATGTAACCAATTTTGGATGTGCCTCCAACCGCACCCGAAAATATCGACGACTCTATGGTAGCGCCTGTAACATATGAAGTGGCACCGGCACCACCTGTTGGACCAACTTCACCCACCAACAAAGCAAAGTATCCGTGAGTGAAAGATCCAGATATCCCACCAATAAGACCGTTCGTCGCACCACTAGGACCAGTGAGTCCTGTAAAGTCTCTGATACCAAGAACTGTTCCGATTGGTCCAGTTCCAGAATCGATTGTTCCTCCTAGAGTAAATCCAGAGGAAAAACCACCAAAGGTTTTTCCGGGATGAGTCATTCCCAAGATATACATCGTTCCCAGATCATAACCAATATCTTGACCCCTACGACCGGGTGGTTTTCCATCATCAGGATACCAATCCAAAACATTCAAGAACCCGCAATTTGGTTTTGCAATGAGACTACCTTTATAATTGTCCTGTAAAAGTTTTATATAATCCTCAAATGATGACAATGATCCCGGATCCGGGAGATTCGATTGTTGGACATAATTACGCTCTTCCTGCAATCTTTTGTCAGTTTCGAAATCTATGTACATTTCAGTTTCACCTATTGGGTACGAGATTTCAGGTGCTGAAGTTAGATTCAGCGAGCCTGCTGAATCTTCAAGATTCAGCGAGCCTGCTAAATCTTCAAGAGTACTCTTATATATTGAAGGTTCGCCAGGTGATTTTTGGGATGATATATTTACAGAATTTACAGAAGTATACGTAAATTGTTTTGTTGTTGAATCAATAATTGACTCTGGTCCCGAGACTAGAGTTCGCCCCGACCTAAATGAATCCACAACCGACATCACATACGCAAAAGAGTATTTTGTGTCTAAGAAGGCTAACCCTACATAATTAGAGGGTGTTTTTGTTAGTGATTCTGTTGATCGAGCAGGCGTGCTTAGTGTTGATATAGAAGAAGTACACGGAATACCTTCCAGATTGATGGTAAACGAAGCCGGATATAGAAGTTTTTTATATAGTGAATCGATTATCATTAGATTATCACCTTTGAACTGTTATTTCTTTGCATTGTAGAGCGAAATATGGTTCAATATTGTTGTGGGCATTCTCGTTGGAACACGACCATAT